CGCCAAGCGCAAGCGCATTGTCGAGAACGGAGCGGACTTCGTTATCATCAACTACGACGGCCTCGGCATCATCGAAGAGGAAGTCGCCAACGGCGGCTTCGACCTCTACATCGTGGACGAGGCCACGCACTACAAGACGGCCACCACCAAGCGATGGAAGCTGCTGAACAAGCTGGTAGGCCCCGACGACTGGCTGTGGATGATGACCGGCACCCCGGCAGCGCAGAACCCCACTGACGCCTATGGCCTCGCCAAGCTGGTGAACCGCGAGAACGTGCCACGCACCTTCGGGTCCTTCCGCGATATGGTCATGTGGCAGCGGAGCCGGTTCAAGTGGGAGCCGAAGGAGACCGCCAAGGAGACAGTCCACGAGGCCCTGCAACCCGCCATCAGGTTTACGAAGGAGGAATGCCTCGACCTGCCAGACATGGTCTACACGCAGCGCCACGTCGAACTGACACGCCAACAGGCCAAGTATTACAAGCTCCTCAAGGAGCAGATGGTGATGCAGGCTGCGGAAGAGCAGGTCACTTCGGTGAACGCCGCCGTGAACATGAACAAGCTACTCCAGATTTCTGCCGGTGCTGTCTATACCGACGAAGGCGAGACGCTGGAGTTTGACGTGAGCAATCGGTATGCCGTCCTGAAAGAGACGATTGACGAAGCTTCGCACAAGGTGCTGGTATTCGTGCCGTTCAGACACACCATCCAGATCATATCTGAGAAGCTACGTAACGATGGCGTAAGTACAGAGATTATATCTGGCGGCGTGAAGGCACCAGACCGGACACAGATATTCGATGACTTCCAGAACAAGCCAGACCCGAGGGTGCTGATTATCCAGCCGCAGGCAGCGGCGCACGGCGTCACGCTCACGGCAGCGGACACCATCGTGTGGTGGGCACCGACAGCTTCACTGGAGACGTATCTACAGGCCAACGCGCGGGTCCACCGCTCGGGTCAGCACAACAAGTGCACCGTGGTGCAGCTGCAAGGCTCGCCGGTAGAGAAGAAGCTTTTCAATATGTTGCAGGGCCGGGTGGACGTTCACTCGAAGCTTTTGGACCTCTATAAAGAAGTGCTTGACTGACCCAATCGTTAGTAGTAGATGTAGTCTCCTAGCAACAAAAAGCGCCATATGGTGCTAAAACAAAATGTTGTGCAGGAGAACGACATGACTACAACTGATGGGATTTCCGTCGATAAACTCACCAAGGCGTTCATTCGCATACGCGACAGGCGCAACGAGATGCGGCGGGAGTATGAGGCTCAGGACAGGGAACTGTCCGAGCAGCAGGACAAGATCAAGCACGCCCTGCTTGACTACTGCAAAGACCAAAACGTGGAGACCGTGCGTACCACCGAGGGCACGTTCTACCGCACCGTCCGTAGCAAATATTGGACGAGCGATTGGGAGTCCATGCACAAGTTTGTGCTGGAGAACGAGGCACCGGAACTCCTTGAAAAGCGCATCAACCAGACGGCTATGCGCGAGTTTCTGGAAGAGCACCCTGATGTCGCACCCAAGGGCCTCAACGTCGAGGCCGTATACTCGGTGTCTGTGAGGAAGCCTACCAAATGACCAAGCAACTCGTTACCATCCGCGAACTGGCTGACCGCCTGCGGGTGTCCATCGGGACCATCCGTGTGTGGAAGGCTAGGGGGTACTTCCCCGAGGGCACGTATGTGTCTATCGGGAACACGCTGCGTTTCGACGCAGACGCCGTTATCGCCGCCCTGCTTGAACGTGAGCAGGAACGCGAGACCGAAGCAGCCGACTAATGAGGAGATGAACAATGTCGGACATTGAACTGTTCAAGAACAACCCGCTCGCCAGCAGCAGCCTCTTTGAAGAGCTGATGGAGAGCAACAAGAAGATGATGGGTGGCGGTGGAGACAACCGCCGTATCAGCATCCGTGGTGGCCGGTTCCGGCAGATCGTCGGCGGTGAGCAGCAGGCTGTCAGCAAGTCGGACAGCATGAACATCGTGGTCGTGGACGCCGCCAGCATCTCGCGTACCTACTACAAAGGTGCGTATGACCCTGACAACCCGTCCGCGCCCACCTGCTGGTCGCTCGACACTGAGAAGCCCGACCCGAGCGTGCCGGAAGATCAGCGCCAGTCTGCGCTGTGCCGGGATTGCCCGCAGAACATCAAAGGTTCGGGGCAGGGCGACAGCCGTGCTTGCCGCTTCTCGCAGCGGCTGGCCGTCGTTATCGAAGGTGACTGGGACACCATCTACCAACTCCAACTTCCGGCAACGAGCATCTTCGGCAAGCCCGAGGGGGATCGTATGCCCTTGCAGGCGTATATCCGGCACCTTGCGGCCCACAAGACCGTGGCGCAGGCCATCGTTACGAAGATGTATTTCGATGAGGACTCCGAGACGCCGAAGCTGTTCTTCAAACCCGAGCGCGTGCTGACGGAAGAGGAACTGGAGCAGGTCCTCAAGCTGCGTAGCTCTGAGGAGACCAAGCAAGCCATCAACTTCACTGTCTCTCAGACCGACGGCGTTCAGGAGAAGCCCGCTGAGGAGAAGAAGCCCAAGGCTACGAAGAAGGAAGAGCCGAAGGCCAAGGAGACCGAGGAGACCGAGGAGACCGAGGAGGTCGAAGAGCCGAAGAAGGCCGAGAAGAAGGCCAAGGATGATGCCCCGGAGGATAAGGAAGACCTGCAAAAGCTTGTCAGCGTGTGGGACGACTGATCTGAGATAGAGGGGGTTCTTCATCCTTTCTTCCCCCCTCTTAGTGGCGGGCCGGTCTAACGCAGCACACCCGGCCCGCCATGCCATCCAACGGGGCAGGCTATGGACACAACAGAGTTCCTTGAGGCGGTACTACCCGACGACGGGTATTACTGCGTGTTCGCTGCGTCTGACAAACGCAAGATACAGAAATTCTACAGCAGCGTTGATGAGGTCGCCCATGCAGCGCAGGCTATGGACGCTAACGGTCACGACACATACTACGCTACGGGGTCCTTCCGGGAAGCTGGCTCCCGTGAAGCAAACAACGTCCAGCTTCTTAAATCCTTCTTTCTCGACTTGGACTGCGGGCCGGGTAAAAGTTTCGTGGATCAGGCCGAAGCCCTTACGCAGCTCAAGCAGTTCGTAGGGTGGTGGAATTTACCTAAGCCACTCATAGTCAACAGCGGCAGAGGCATACATGTCTACTGGACTCTTGAAGAAGCTGTACCCCAATCCGACTGGCTACCAACCGCGCTCGGACTTAAGCGGGCATGTCAGGAAAGCCAGTTCGCCGCTGACCCTGCAATTACTGCCGACGCAGCGCGTGTGTTGCGTGTTCCGGGGACTCACAATCACAAAGACAGCCCCCCACGTGCGGTAACAGTTATCGGGAAACTGCCGCCGCCTGTCAGCATTGATACCATCCGCGAGGCTGTTGGCGAGGTTACGGCACTCCAGCCCGCTGCGGACTTCGTGCCGGGTGAAGCAAGCAGGCTCATGGATCGGCTGGCCGGGAACAAGTCGTCCAGCTTCAACCTGATTATGCAGAAGACCATGGCGGGCAAGGGTTGTATGCAACTCGCATACAGCGTTGCCAATCAGGCCGAGGTCGATGAACCATTGTGGCGGGCCACGCTGTCCGTTGCCCAATACTGCGAAGATGCAGAGACCGCTATTCATAAGGTCTCACAGAACCACCCAGAGTACGACGCCGAGATTACCGAAAAGAAGGCCAACCGCATCCAAGGCCCTTACCGCTGCGAGCGGTTTGAAGAGTACCGCCCCGGAGGGTGCGACGGATGCCCATTCAAGAACCGTATCGGCTCACCCATTGTGCTCGGCCAGACGGTCGTTGAGGCCGAAGGCAACGAGGTCGTCAAGGACGCGCCGGAAGACATCAAGAAGAAGTCCGAAGACGAAGTGCGTGAGTACGTCATACCTCCGTTCCCGGCACCGTATGTGCGGGGGAAAGAGGGCGGCGTGTACCACAAGTCCAAGGACGACGACGGCGAAGTTGTCTATGAACCTGTGTATCACCATGACCTATATGTTGTGCGAAGGCTCGTAGACCCGGAGCTTGGCGACTGCGTTATGCTCAGGCTGCACCTGCCAAACGACGGTGTGCGTGAGTTTACCCTGCCGAACGCTTCCATCTTCGGGCGCGAGGACTTCCGCAAGGCAATGGCGAAGCACGGCGTGACTGTGCCGCCCAAGACGTTGGATAAGATCGCTATGTACGTGCATACATGGATACAGGAGCTTGCAGAGAGCAAAGCCGCCGAGAAGGTGCATACCCAATGTGGGTGGGTCGGTGACAGAACGGACCAGTTCATCCTTGGCGACAAGGTTATCTATGGCGACCGGGTAGAACCCAACCCGCCAGCAGCCAGCGAACCGCCGCTATACCACGCCTTCTACCAGAAAGGCTCACGGGAGAGGCAGCGGGAAGCCCTCAACTTCTATGGCGGAAAGGGCATGGCCACGCACCAGATGGTGGTTGCTGCCGCTATCGGCAGTCTGTTCATGCAATACACGCCCGTGCACTCGTTCGTCCTGCATGTGTTCAGCGGCCAATCCGGTTTCGGCAAGACGACGACAGCCAAGGCCGGTGTGGGCCTCTTCGGCAACCCGATGGAGCTTATGAGCGAGCGGGAGGATACCGGCAACGCCCGCATGAACCGCATGGAGCAACTCAAGAATATCGTCCACCTGAGCGACGAGATGACGAACATGACCGCCCAAGAGGCATCCAAGCACGCCTACGCCGTGACGGTCGGTCGCCAGAAGAACCGGATGAGGTCGGGCAGCAATACGGAGCGGAAGCGTGGGGCACCGTGGAAGATCATCACGATCACCACCGGCAACAAGTCGATGCACGAAACGCTGACGTCGTGGAAGACCTCTCCGCAGGGCGAGATGCAACGTATCTTGGAGCTAGACGTCAACAGCCACTACACCAGCCCGGAATATAAGAAGCAGACCGACAAGCTGGAGCGGGACATCAACGAGAATTACGGCTTCTTCGGCGTGGAAATCATACAGTTCATGATCCGCAACGAAGAAACGTGCCGGAAGTGGCTCAGGGACGCGCAGGAGCGGCTGGACGATGCAGCGGGCCTTGGGTCGCAAAGCCGGTTCATCTCCTACGGCGGCGCTGCAATCCTCGCAGGTGCCCTTCTCGGCAAGGCCATCGGCATATGGGACTGGGACCTAAAGCCTCTGTTCCGCGAAGTCGTGGACCGTTGCCGCCGCCACCGCGTCGAAGTCCGCGAGACTGGCTCCGACTATGACGACATTATCGGTGACTTCATCGCGCAGCACTACAGCGAGCTTCTCCAGATCAAGAGCACTGACGACCTGCGGGGTCAGAACGGCAACGGCCTCGACCAACTGGTGGTGCCCGAGTCCATCCCGAGAGGGAAGCTGGTAGCCCGATACGAGACCGACACGCACCTGCTATACATCGCCCTCGGCCCGCTTAAGAAATACTGCGAGGAGCGGCAGATAAACTACCGTGCCTTCGTCGGTGACTTGAAGCGCGGCCACAGCGCACAGTCCATGAAGATGCGTCTCACCAAGGGCACCAACCTCAACCTCCCCCCGGTAAGCTGCCTGTGCATGGAGTTTAAGGGTGAAGTATCAGAGACCTCTCCGCAGGAAGGTGGTGACGGCGCGTGACCTTATCCCTGACGGGATACGCATCGTCGTTGACTGGGACAGCATGGACATAGGTGACTCCGTGTTCGTACCTTGCCTGAACATTGAGAAGGGTAGGCACGAAGTCAGGCGCGTTGCGGCACTACTAGGCATAGAACTAACCACCCGTTTCCGCATAGAAAACGCTATATGGGGGTTACGTGTATGGCGCACCGCATGATATATGGGACATGACAGTTGGCTCAGGCCACATTGTCGTTCTCTGTGTGACTAGCCCCCGCTTCGGCGGGGGCCTTTTTTATTCCCAGACAGACACGGCGTCATCGAACTGGCGGGACATGCGCTCCAGCATCTCGCGGTTCTTGGCGCTGAACAGGACACCGTTGTGCATACGCGACGTGTTGCGCATACGGGTCTCGAAGCTCTTCTCCAGAGACTTATAGTCGATAGCCGCTTGCGGGTTGTCCCTGTTGAACTCCCGCACTTCCCTCATGACCTGCTTCATAAGCCCACGGTCGCCATTCTTCTTGGCGAAGTAATAGCGTTTGCGGATGCGACTGCCGCGAGCCACGATGGCCTTGTCGATGCCCTTGAGCATGGCGTTGCGCTCATACTCACGAATGAGCCGTGCCGGGGAGAAGCCGAAGAACTGCAACGCATTCTCGGACAGGGAGAACTCACCGACAAGCGGGTCACCACGCAGGGTATTTGCACCTTCCGAGTAGAAGCGCACAGCCCGTGCCATACCACCGAACGCGGCGGGCAGCGCGGCCTCAGCGGCGCGGGCGTAGTAGCCCTCGTTAAGAAGGTACGGTATGCGGTCCGCATACTTGGTCGCCAGACCCACCACCGGCCCGCCGATGCCCTCGACCACGTGCGAGTAGAACGGCAGGTTCTCGGAGTTGATCGGTTCGCGGTAGAACATCCCCGCCAGACCGATCCGGGAGGACATCTCGGCACCCGTGATGTAGTTGGCGAAGCCCTTGTAGCCTAGCTCACCAAGCCCGGTGCGAACCAGCGTGTCGAAGTCCTCGTCGCCGTCTTCCTCGTCGCGGAAGAGGTTGTCATACATCCAAGCGATGCTCTCGTAGAACGGCATACCGGCGAGACCAGAGAACAACCCGACACTGCCGAGGATGCCCGCAGAGGTAAGCTGCGCCTGACGGCGCGCCTCATTCATGGCGGCATAACGCTCGGGGTCCGTCTGCTTGAGGGACTCATCCGGCTTGGGGAAGGACCCGTCAATCGACTGGAATATCAGGTTATACATGTGCAAGCCGTAACGCTTGAACAGGTAGACCACAGGCCCGATGCCGTACTGCGCCCACTTGGGTGCCGTGGCAGAGGCGATACTGCCGTTGGTGACTTCCGCATCGTAAGCAGCGGTCTCGGCAGCGGCGTCCATCTCTTCCTGCGTCGGCTCGCGCCCCTGCTTCTCGCGGATTGCATCCAGTTGTGCATCGTACGATGCGATCATGGTGCTCTCACGGACGTAGCGTTCTAGGTGGTGGAACACGTACCCAGACATCATTTTGAAGGTCTTCCACTTGCTGGAAGATGGATTTTCCATGTCGGTGATGTCGTAGGTGATGGAGCGGTTGAAGAGGCCCCGCGCGTTGCCCGCATCCACAAGGTTCTTGTATTTCAGCAGGTGGGAGTTCTTCGGGTCCGTGAAGTCGTAGTTGGCCAGCGAGTGGTCAAAGATACGGTCGAACACGTTGAGTTTCACCGGCTCGGCAACAACGGTGCCGCCCGGCCCGATACGCTCAATCTTGCGCTCAGAAGCACTGCCGGAAAGCACCGACATGCCGCGCATGAGGCCAGTGGTAGCTGCCTTGGTCCCATAGCGGGATGCAAGATACGGCGTGATGATAGTGGGGATAGAGAACAGGTTCAGCAGAGCCGACGAGATGTTGAAGCCGAGCGTCATGGTGAAGCCCAGACCCGTAAGCTGGCTGACATACCAGTTCCGGTTATGCCGCATATGGTCGGCGTGCTCGGCAAGGGACTCAAACAACGTAGCGGATTCGATGGTGTCGCGCTCGCTGCGGTTCGGGTCCTGCTGAATGGCCTCGTTCTCTTGACGGATTTGGTCAACCGCCTTCGCCATCTTGCCGCCAAATTCAATGTTGGCAAGCTGCTGGCCAAGCGAGAAGCCCTTCTGCGCAAGCAGGTTCACGGTATCTTGCAGCCCAATCTTGGCACTGCGCGGTGTCGTGTCGCCAAGGAAGCCACGTACGTTCTGCCGCGCCCGGTAGGACTGCATGAACGAACGCTCAGGCATGGTGTTCAGAACCAGCTCGGTAATCGTCGCTTCGATGGACGGCCCGTTCTCAGGGCCACGCACGCCCTGCTCACGCAGCTTGCTGATGAGGTTCTGCACGAACTCTGGCGGCGGTGTCTTACCCCGGAAGAAGTCATCGGACCGCTGGTATGGGTTGACGTTCTTGACCCCCGCTTCCGGGTCCCGCGCTTTTATCTCGTTGAGTTCTTTGATGGCAGCAGCACGCTGCCCGGTCGTCTCAAACGACTCTTTGAATACTTCCGGTTTGCCGGTCACCGGGTCGTTAGCTTCATAGTACAGCCAGAACCGACCGTTACGCTGGAGCGGCTGGTACGGGTCGATGAGGTTGTCTGCAAAGATGTTGTTGTAGAGGTCGCGGAACACTACCTGCTGCGCTCCGGGATTGCCCGCCAGCATCTGGTTGATGCGCGCCTTAAAGACCCGGATGGTCTCCTTGTGGAAGTGCTCAAAGAGGTCAAGCGACTCCTGATACGCCTTCTTGGTCTCGTTATCCAGACCGGCCCACAGAGTCTGCACCTTGTCATAGGCTTGCAGCACATCCGCGTCGGGGTCGCCCGCCGACTTGGCCTGAGTCGTATTGTAGGTATCCCGCTGCTCGTTAAACTTGGCGATATCGTAGCTGCGTGCCTCGGCAGTGTCGGCGGTCTTCACCACGCGGCGCTTGAACTGACCGTTTTCATCAAGCTCGTTGTAAGCCCAGCGATACCCCTCGTAGAACGAACGCGGTTTCTTCGGGTCGATCTGGAACAGGGTGGATAGCAGGCGGACGGTGTTGAAGTTATCGACGCGCTGTAGATCACCTTTGAGATGCTTGGTGATACGTCCGATAGACATCTGGATGCGCTCGTTCATCCGGTGCATAGCCTCGCCATGCCCGGTCACCACCTTGTGGACCTCCATCGCGCTCGGCATGTACCGTTCGGCACGCTTGGCGATGTTGATAAGAGGCGTGGCAGCATCCAGCACCAGCCTCTTGGCGGCGATGGACTCAGGTGCGTTGCGAATGGCATCCCACACGCGCTTGCCGTAAACCTTTTCGGAGAAGCGCACCGTGCGGCCAGAGAGGTCCAGATTGCGGACCGCATCGGGCATGTAGTGAGAAGCGATGCCGTTCTCGGTGACGTACGGAGTGACGCGGTACTTCGGCTGCGGTGCCATGATGTCGTAGGTGAGTTGCACCACTTCATCCAGCGTACCGGCCTTGGCAGGCAGCGGGGCACGTCCCATGAGCCTGCGAATGAGGTTGGTAACGATGTTCGCAAGCATGGAAAACGCCGACACTTCGGTGCCGTCGGGGTTGATCCGCTGTAGCTCCTTCTGGAAGTCAGGGTTGCTCATGGCTTCCGCCACGAACTCACGCACGTTGGTTGCACCGTAGGCGGTGCCGAGGAAGTCCTTCACCTGATTGAACAGGGCATTGAGGCGCTTGGCTTCCGGTGTCGTGGGGTTATCAAGCTGCGATTTCGTAACCGCGTGGACCGCTTCATGTAGCAGAACATGGCCAGAAATGCCGCCTGCCTCTGTCACCCACTCTCTCGGGATAACGATAGTATCTTGCAGTTGCTCGAAGCGGGTGCCCTCAATCTCCGCACGGGTGCCGAGGAAGTACGTTGGGTAGGGATCACCACCGAGCGCGTCATGCTCCATGCTGCCCGGCTCGGCAACAACGATGCGGGTGCGGTCGCCCATGGCGTTGGCCAGTGCGTTGGCAACCTGCCGGGTCGTCTTGTCAGGCGACGTGCGGGACAGCGCGTAGAGGGCAGCTTTGGGGTTCTGGTCCTCGTAGATGGCCGAGATGACGTCCGGGTGGAGTACCGTGTCGTAGCCTGCACTGGGGGAGATGCTCTTGAGGTATGCCCACGACGATACAACGGAGTCCTTGGCTTTGACCCGGCTCTGCTGCTCCTGAAGCTCGTTGACGAGGTCGTAGGCAATCGCGTCGATGGCATCCATTGGGTTGCGATACCGGCTGAAATACGTGAACGCCGCAGCATCGTCAGAAGCTGCCTTACCTCTACCGCGCTTGGTCTCCAGCCGCTCCAAAATCTTGGTGAGGTCGCTTACCGGCAGCGTGACGGTCTCGTTGCTTGAGACTTCCTCGCCAAACTTACGCACGTTCTCCGGGACGTTCTCCTGCTGCCAAGCCAGAAGCCTGCGCATGGCGAAGGCACGATCAAGCTCACCCGTCTCGGTGCGGCCTTGCTCAGCAGCCTCACGCTCCCGTGCCGCAGCAGCTTGCGGCGTGTTGAGGACTTCGCGCAGGTTCCGCTCTGTCTCGGTGACGCGCTCTAGGTCACGGCGCAGGTCAGCTTCTGCCTGATCGGTCGTTGTCTCGGCCTTGCGGGCATAGCTCCTCAGCTTGGCACGGTCACCAAGGATGTCTTCAATACGCCCCCGGTCAGTGCGTGCCCGGTCCAGCCTTGCTTCGTAGTTGGCAATCGGCTCGCGCAGCGGCGCGACTTGGGCACCCTCGGGCATACGGCCAGCAGCGGGCCGGGTACCGGGCGGGATACGTTGCGCAGGCGTAGCCGTGGTCGCCCCCGGCATAGCGTTGCGCGCTAGTGTACCGTCGTCTGCTCTTTCTCCTGTAGCAGTACGGCCAGTGTCCAACTGAGCGTCTGCCAATCCTCCGGGCGCAGGTGTTGCAGGTGCTCCGGTATCTCTGGCTTCTCCGGTAGCTTCTTCTCCGCGTAGCTCCATGCGTCCGATATCGTCTGGAACGCTGTCTCCAGTTCTGGTCCTGTCAGGCGTTCCAGCACGGGGTCCAGTGCCGGGTTCAATGGCATCAAGGGCCTCCTGAGTGCTTTCTGTTTCAGTCTCTGGAACTCTTCCGGACTCGGACTCAACAGGCTCGGCTCTAGCCGGGGTCTGGAGGTCGAGTTCAAGCTGCTGGGACGCTTCGGCTTCTTCCGCAGCTTCCTTAACCGCCTCCGTAGGCGTCGTCTCAGGAGCCGTAGTGTCAGTACCCTCCCCAAGCCGTGCATACTGATCCACCCATGTTTTCAATGCCTTGTCATGGTCAGCTCTGGGCAGACGTTCGATGATGTTATCGACCTGCGTAACCAGATCGTCCATCACCCCTTCGTCAGTATACATCTCTTCGCCAGTGACGTTCTGGTACAGCTTACGCCCCTGCTCGACCAACTCGATACGGCGCAGATCGACGTCGCCCTCGGTCGCCGCAGAGGCGGCTTCACCTTCACTGAGTTCGCGTGCCTCGGTGCGAGGCGCAAGATCGGCCAGCGACGACGCCAGCAGCTGGCGACGGCCTTCCACCGGCTTGCTGACAGCTTCCCGCCGCTCAAGCTCCTTCAGGACCCGGAACGCATCTTGGTAACCCACACCAAGCGTATCTTGGATGACGCGGGTATCTACCTTGTCGGCCTCTTCCATGCGGGAGAGAACGGTGTCAAGTTGCTGGTCGGTGAACTGTACCGGCTCAGCTACAGCTTCTGCGGCAGCAGAGACAGCAGCATCGGGGGGTGCTTGCGGCCCGCCTTCAGGCGTTGGTACGGGTTCACTTTCTGGTGGGGGAAGTGCCGCTGGGGGTTCTTCTTCGATGGTCGGCGCGTCACGCCCCACCTGCGTATTGACCGGGGAGAAGGCACCGCCAAGGCCGAACAGGGCACCGAGAGATGCGCCGCCAATGAACCCCGCGAGAAGCTCTTCCTGTCCCTCGGGCGAGGTCGGGTCGATGCCCGCCTGCTCCATTTCAATGTATTGCTGGCCAAGCTCTGCTGCACCCTCGGCACCGGAGTTGGCTACCATGCCCGCAAGAACACGGCGCGGGAGACCGGCCTTGGCGAGAAACTCTTTACCGATCAAGCCACCAAGGATGGCGTTGGTGAGCATCTCTGATGCGGTCTGACCGACAGCGCCGATGTACGCGCGGTTGCGGTCCTCTTGCGTAAGGTTATCCTCGCCAATCTCACCTTCAGTGCGTTGGATGTTCCTACCGGCAAAAGACGGGTAGAGGGCAGCAGCACCAAGACCACCAGCCAGCGACAGCGGGACTGCACCGCCAGAAAGGGCGCTAAGGCCAAGGATACCGGCAGAGGCACCGAGCGAGGTAGCGGCATCCGGCCCGGACCCACCGGCAAGCTCACCGAGATAGGTAAGCGCGGTTCCGGGACCGCGTACGTCCTGCCACTCCGTCGGCTCTACATAGGTGCGATAGTCGCTGAGGTTCTCTACTTGCCCCTCTACACCGTAGCTTTCGATACCTTCGCCCCAGTCGCTGAGGAAGCCCAGCCCAGTAGAGTCACCGAGAGAGTCTACGAAAGTACCAAGTGCGGTGAATGTCTCAGGCGCGGCACGGTTCCAACCCCGGCCAAAGGCCGTACCATCGTCAGGCGTGGCATAGGACGTGCCGGTGCTTTGCTGGAGCCGTTGGTTACGCTGGTGACGGGGCCTTGTACTGTTATCTTGCCCATTTAATGCCCCTATCAGTCAGACACATCAAACTCTGTGCCTGCTTCTTCTGCGCCGACGCCACCAGTGTAAGCCTCAAATATACGGTTGATGCGGTTAAGCTGGCGCACAGCGTATTCATACTGCGATACGTCCGCTGGGTTGGAATCTTCCGCGATGTTGCCATCTTCATCCAGCACCTTCATGGCGTACCGCTCATACTCGTTTCTAGCATCCTGAAGAGCGCCGTAAGCACGGTTCATGTCGAGGAAGTCGAAGGGGCTGGCTCCGGAGCCACCGCCACCGCCACCGCCACCGCGCATAGCGGCCATCTTGCGGAGGGCGAGTTCTTCTTCCTTGAGGCGGCGTTCGTCTTCTTTCTCACGCGAGGTCATGAGGAACTCAAGACCGGCAATACCACCCTTACTTACAGCCTCGGCAAACGAAACTCTCGGGTCCATCATGCTGAGACCGGCGTAAGCCAGTGCAAGCCACTCGTTGGTGCCCCACTTGCTGGTCTCTTCCTCGGACATGCCACCGGCTACAGCGCTTCCACCAGCACCGCCACCACCAGTACCGCCAGCGCCGCCCGAGCCACTGGGGGGTGAATCACTATCGGGCGTTTGTGGCGCTGGCGATCCCTCTGTCTCGTCAAACTCACGCGGAGGGGGCAGCAGCCCGCCCTCGGGGTCGAGCGGGGTACCCGTCGTCATACCGGGGCCGGGCTGCATCTCCAGCATCTGGCGTTCCCACTCATTAGCGGCCTTATAGAGCGGAGTACCTGCACCGGGTATAATTGCTTCTGCTACAGCACCGACACCGCGACGGGCTGGGTTGCCTACATTCTCGGTAACCATCGGGCCGAGGTCGTTTACCAGTTCGTCAAAGCCCATGGCCCCAGCGATCATACCGGGTGCGTCACGTACAGCATCAACGACTCCACGTCGCACTGCTGCGCCGCCCTTAGCGGCTTCGATACGTTCAGGCGACAGCGGGATAGCTTCAACAGGCATGTCGCCCATAAGCTCGTCTTCATCCGCAATCATCTCGGCACGGCGATACTCACCCCGGTTAGCATTCCCGGCGACGTTAGCAACACGGCCTGCCAGTCTGGACCACAGCGGCTCATCAGCGCGGGATTCAGGTCCGGCACCAGCGGGTCCGCCTTCCGGGGTGTTCTGGCTGAACATTGGCGCGGATACATCCGCGAGGTTCCAATCAAGGTCCCGCATGTAGGGGGCACGATCAAGAACACCGCGATCTTCCGGCACAGCCGGGCCACGTATCTCGGGAAGCGACTGCGGTACCAAGTAAGGCGGCAGGGCTTCCGGCACTGCACGATCAAACCCGCGCGGACCGATAGGCTCAGCGTGCCGCCAGATCGGGTCGTTATCCATCTCGGGTATGCCGTACGCACCAGCCGAGCGCATCAGTGGGACGTTGCTCAGGTTGCCAGCATCAATATCCGAAGGCATATCCGGCTGACGTACGCTCTTGGGTTCGCCGTCAGGGAAGTGGGTTTCTCCGTACTTACGATCCCACATCATACCCGCAGCGCCCCTCGGGCGACGCTCCACGCGACCCGGAAGGCGACCGCCCTCTGCCATACGCATCGGCTCATTTGGGGCAGCAGCACGCTCTTGCGGCATCGGCTGCGCGCCAGTGTTGCCTTGCATGTCGGTCTTGGGTGCCATGTTGCGAGCAATGTCGCTGATCCCGCCAGCCGGGGCACCGGCAGCGGCGACCATATCCTGAACCACCGTGGTCTGCGGCGCGTCCTTGGCCGCGAAGGAGTCACGAAGACGCTTACGGCGAGAGAGTTCCGTTACCGCAATGTACGGCGGAAGGCCGGGGTTCTTGTATTGAGCAGCCTGAGCCAAGTCCATCTCGGACATGTCCTTGGCCTGCTCGGCCAACATCGCGGGGTTCATGCTCACCATTAGCCAAGTCCTTGTGCAAGACCAAGTGCGGCCAGCCCGCCACCAAGGTACGTCTGGTACGGGTTATACGGCGTGTAAGTTGTGGTCGTCTGAGAGGGCGAAATCGGCACGCCCCGCATAATGGACGACAGCAGCGTAAGCTGAGACTCGGGGAAGCCTTGCTGCCGCAGGAAGTCGTCGTAGGCGGTGTCGAGCGCCGCTTGGTCGTAGCCCATGAGGGACCGGCCAGCCTCATCCAGAAGCTGCGCACTCTGAACGTCAGCATCGCGCTGGGCACTGCCGATGCCCAGCAGGTTCATGGCCTGATCCGAAGAGAAGCCCAGCGCCTCAAGCTCCGACTGGCGGTTGGTAATGTACGCATTGTAGTCCTCAGCAGACTGAGAACTCTGTACGCGCCCGAGTTCAGCGGCTTCCGCAGCCTGAATCCTGCGCGCTTCGTCAATGCTAATACCCTGCGTACGTGCCAGCTCTTGCGCCAGAGCGTCTTGGTAGCGAGCGTTCTCGCCAGCCTGACGATATGTGCTGTCCATCTGGGCCGCACGGTCGGCGTTGAACTGGCCCATAGCTTGGTCGTAGGCGCTACTGAGTCCCTCGTTATATACGTCGTCCAGCTGCCGCATCAGGTCTTCCTGTGCGAGCGAGTTCACGACAGCATCCCGTGAGCCACCGAAGGCACCGGCCTGCACCGCTTGGGCGTCCCGCCCGGCTTGGCTGATGTCGTACTGGCGGCGGATGTTCTCCATCCGGTCAGTGAGCACGTTGTCGATGTACGGAGACATGTACGAGGATGCTTCCTGCGTATTGAACTGTCTCGGGTCACCGAACTGGAACTGCTCATACCCGGCAAAAGGCGTAGCCTGTCCCGCTTGGAAGTCGCCATACTGACTGAACTGGTACGGGTCGTACTGATCCTGCGACATATCCATCGCTTGGTTGATGTTGTTGTACATCACACCAGCGGCGTCGTCTGCGTAGGGCAACCCGGCACCGGCTATGCCGGATACCATATCGTACCCCTGCTCCATCATGGGGTCGAGGTCGGCCTGTCGCTGTCCCTCGTAAGGGTTATATTCGGCAAGAGACAGGCCCTCGGCCCGCTCCATGAGCCGGTGGAAATACGGCTCGGCGTATTCCGGCAGGTTAGACTGAGTTACCGTGGACTCAGTTTTCTGCGAACCACCACCTTTACTGCCCATCGTCTAGCTCCTTACGGAAGGCAATGTAGTCCTGCTTCCATCCGTAGCGGCCAATCCACCGCATCCAAGCCTTACGTCCGTAGCCTTCCATGTGAGTGCACCCGTTATCCTTGGCGAACTTCTCCATGATCGGCATACCGATGTCGAACCACTCTTTCATGCGACCGCCGCCCACCCAGTCCAGCGCCAAGGCACGTCCTTGGGGGTACTGGATAACGCGCGTCGTAACCGCTGCGATTGGTTTTGTGCCTTCTACTGCAAGCCAGAGCGCCAAGTCACCACGCTGTAGTCCTGCGTACACATCATCAATCGTATATTTGCCATGGGCCGTAGCCAGAGTCCGGTCCATGAGCTTCACCACATCAGGCCACACCACGTCCATTACCGGGGCCGGGATGCTCCCGAAGGTGATGTATGTGTCCTGCGTATCCTTCATGCGGGCAGCAGACCCCCGGTATTGACCGCCTTGGGCTGCGAAGCCTTGCCGGTCCGCTCCTTGCGGACGCGGGTGGCCATGTCGTCAAGCTCTTGGGAACCAGCATCGCTTGAGCCGTTGCCAAGGCCACTCACCACGTCAGCCGGTACGATGTATTCGCCGTCGCTCAGAAGAACATCCTGCTGGCCGGTATCCATCTCGGCAGGCACCATGTCGGACATGCCGTCGCCGGGACCTTGCACCTGACCTTCGGAGTCCCCTGCGGTCACCGGGTCGCCGCCACGGATTTGCTGAACCAGTTTGCGGAGTTCGTCTTCCCCGTACGTGCGCAGGAACATGGCCAGCGCCATGGCCGACTCTTGCTTCGGCAGGTCGCCACGGATTGCAGCCATCGCGTTGGAGATGATGTCCTTGTCGTTGATGCGGGCTTGCTCGGGGACCATACCGCCAGCGGCCATACGGGTTACACCGCGCTGCTGGTTGTAGTAGTTAGTCCAGTCCCGCACACCTTGCTCGCTATAGTTATCACCGTAGTTGGTCTGTTTATTGCGTCTGAGGATATCGAAGATTCCTCCGGTCATTCCCGTAGCAGTGTCACGGCCATAGTTGGGTCCCATTTGCGCTGCTTGCGCATACGGGTTGCCGCCCTCACCCCACATCATGCGGTTGGTCATGTATTCCTTGAGGCCAGTAACCGCACCGTCACGTCCTTGGCCATCCCGAACGGATTGCATGGTCGCAAACAGGGGGTTTTGCGAACCAAATAAAGACAAAGGCCCATTATCCTGCGCGCCTGCTTCTGCTTGTGGCATCTGTGCAGGAGCATTTACCGGCGCGGCCTGCGTCGGCAGTTGCGGCATGGTTGGGTTCAT